AACCTGCAATACGGTGGCGACAAAATCCACACACGGTTCGGATACCGTTGGAAACACATAGTCCACGAAACCCTTGTACCGACGTTACAAGAAAAGCAAGGGTGGTGCGACCTAGAAATCCATCACTATCCCGACGACACCAAATCACGGGCACAGTACGGTGACCTGTTGGCTATCGCTGTCCAAGAAGCACCCGAAGATGACAGGGTTGCGTTCTATTGGGCACGAGAACTGTTCTATATGGGACGTCACGCAGAAGCATCACACCAATTCCGTCGCTACCTCACCCTTCCGACAGCAGTCTGGAAACCAGAACGGGCAGCCGCCTACCGTTTCCTAGCCAAATGTGAACCATCATCAGCGGAAGACTGGCTGAAGCAAGCAGTCCTAGAGGCTCCACTTAGGAGAGAGGGCTGGTACGACCTGGCTTTGCTGTATTACGACATGAGAGACTGGCGACGGTGCTTCACGGCAGTTGACAGTTGCCTAGCCATAACCGAAATGCCCCTTGAATACTTATGCGAAGCCGAAGCATGGGGCGCTGGACCGTATGACATCGCAGCATTGGCAGCCCATAACCTAGGGCAACACCAAATGGCAGCACAATTAGGGACTGAAGCCCTCAAATTAGACCCAGATAACGAAAGACTAAAGAGCAACCTCGTATTTTACACCGACGCACTTGCTATTATGTGAGTGTTCTTTACCGAGGAAGTTGAATGTCTACAGTCGCAACCATTATCAACAAGACCCAAAGGCAACTACTGTCTGGTCTCGTTGAGGAGCGCAACAAACTTGCCACCAATGCGACTTCAACCGCTACCTCTATCACCCTGTCTTACGACTTGGAAGGTATCCGTAAAGGAACCATCATTGAGATAGACAGCGAACTGATGTACGTTTGGGAAGTTACAACAGCCTCCAAAACAGTCACAGTAGAACGAGCGTTCAATGGTTCCACCGCCGCAGCCCACACCACAGGCGACATCGTAACCATCTCCCCCCGTTTCCCACGGGCACAAATCCTTGAAGCAGTCAACGACGAACTATCAGACCTGTCCAGCCCAGCCCACGGTCTGTTCGCTATCCGCAACGTAGACGTCTCTTACAACGGCAACGACTCCATCATCAACCTGCCTGTATCCAAGCAAATCATTGACATCCTAGATGTCCGCCTACGGTACACAGGCGACGATTATCCGTCTATCCGCAAAACCCAACTTATCCGCAACCTCCCAACCCAAGACTTCCCCTCCACATACGGACTCAAGTTCAATCAGGGGACACGAGCAGGCGACCTTCGTATCACCTACAAAGCCCCGTTCTACTCTGTAACAACGGAAGCAGACAACATTCAAACAGTGGCAGGGTTGCCTGTTTCAGCAGAAGACATCCTCGTTATCGGCGCACAGATACGTCTCATAGCGCCACGAGAAATCCGACGCAACTTCACCGAATCGCAGGGCGACACCCGCCGTCCTGAAGAAGTACCAACAGGTGCTATCAACCAATCCATCGCCAACCTTCTTCGTTTGCGTCGTGACCGCATCATGGCAGAAGCAGCGAAACTCGCCCGCCAATATCCAATCTTGTTGTCTAAGGATTAAGACATGACCCTACTTGCTTTCAAGCCAGCAGTAGGTTTCAGGGGTGGACCATCGTTCTATACGGGGTCGGGTGTATCCAACCTTGTACCTGACGTTTTCCCAATCGCTATCAACGGACGCCCCTACATGGTGGACCTTAAATCCAATGAGTTCGCTTGGGGATTTGAACAACGTGTGCGTGACTCTACGGACTTTTCAGGTGTTCCTGGTGAAGCAGCAATTAACCCTGGTGGATTGTGGCGCAGGTCACAGGCATCTTGGCATTATGGCGCTGGTCAAACATACGCTGATAAAGCAGGCGGTGTTGACTACCGATACAACACAAGTAAGGGTGTTAACCCGTGGACGGTTGGACAGATTTCTTTACTTAATGCAACTAAATTGTCGTTGTCTTCTGCGAACACAAACCTGTATATGACTGTATGTAAATCCTCTGGAGGTACAGAGTATTTGTATATTGCGGACGGCAACACGTTGAAGTATTCAACTAACCCTTTCGCCGCTTCGCCAACGTGGACGTCGGTTACGACTGGTGCACCCGCAGGTGTAGCAATTACTCATGTGGAAAGCAACGGGCAAACAGTTTTTATTGGCTATACCAGTAACGATATTTATTCAACGTCGCCTGGTTCGGCTTCTGTTAGTTTGTTTTATCCAACATCTGGCACATCGGGTAAAACTTACACAGCCTTTTCATACGCTAAAGGTAACGGGTTTGCTTCAGTAGACCAAGACCTTTACGTTATTGGTTTGGGTTCAGGTGGACACAACGTATTTTACGACAACCCTGACACCACGTTCCGTTGGGTGGGGGCAGCAGGTGGACAGAACGCTGTCTACGCCGCAGGATACTCAGGTACACACAGCCTCATCTACAAACTAACCATCAAGGACGACGGTTCGTTTGATGTTCCCGTTGTCGCCCTTGAACTACCAACAGGTGAAGTTGTTTCAAGCATCTTCGGATACTTGGGTTACATTCTTATCGGCACTAACAAGGGTGTCCGTTTCGCTTCTACTGACCAAGCGAACAACCTTGTAGCAGGTTCCTTGATACCAACAACAGGACCCGTCTACGGTTTCACGGCAGACGACAGGTTTGTTTGGTACACCTACTCCAACTTTGACGCCACCTCAACAGGATTGGGCAGGTTAGACCTGTCAGTAAACACAGCCATAAACACCCCCGCCTACGCTTCCGACCTCATGTATACGTCTACAGCCGTTGTTCAAGATGTGGTCACATTTGACAACAAGCGCATATTCTCCGTTTCAGGTGTCGGTATCGTTGCCGAAGACACAAGTAACAAGGTTGTATCTGGCTATCTGGAGATGGGTAAATACACTTGGGGTATTCAAGACCCGAAGTTTATTGCTAAAGTGGACTTGCGTGGAGCCTCCATCAAGGGTTCTGTCAATACCCAGTTGTCGTTGGACGGTGGCACATATACAACTATTGGCACTTGGTCAGAGACCTACCATCCGCTGTCTGTAGATTTCACCATGACTGGTTCCGACGAGCAGGCTGTTGATGCTCAAGTCAAGTTGATATTGAACCGTTCCGCTACCACCACCCTCGGACCGACTGTGACTCGTGCCTCGTTGCGGGCATACGCTTCACCGTCAAGGTCACAGGTTTGGACTGTTCCTGTCTTACTACATAATCGGGTGACTATCCGCAACCGTGAGTACGATGTTGATGTCGCATACGAAAAAGCGTTACTTCAGGGGTTGTTGCGGGTTCCCCAGATTGTGACTTATCAGGAAGGTGACGATTCTTATTCGGTAACTGTTGAAGATTTACGGTGGACCCCCGTCAATAATCCTTATAACAGTCGGGAATGGGAAGGAACACTGTTAGTAACATTGCGTTCTGTGCAAGACTAGGAGACTACTATGGCAAAAACACGACGAGCATATGTTGGGGCGCCCGCTTCTACCACCATCGCAAGTGGCATTAACGCTACGGCTACCTCTATCACCATCACCGCCAACACTGGCTGGTACGGGTCAAGTGACAAACCGTTCTATGTGGTTGTAAGCCCGACTCTTGCCGCTGAAGAAAAGATACTTGTCACCATTTCTGGCACAACTCTTAGCGTTGTTGGTGGCGTATCGGGGCGTGGGCAGGACGGCACTAGCGCCGCTACCCATGACAGCGGGGCAACTATTTTCCCTGTGCCTACGGCTATAGATTTTGATGAGGCTAACGAACTGACCGCCAAGTATATCTCCGAGGGAAGCATCGTCTATCAGGGTGCAAGCACTTTCACGGAGCGGACTATCGGCACAGCGAATCAGGTTCTTAAAGTGAACTCTGGTGCTACTGCCCCTGAATGGGGTCAGGTTGCTACCGCTGGTATCGCTGACTCAGCGGTGACTTCAGCGAAGATTGCTGACGGTACGATTGTTGCTGGCGACATTGCTGACGGGGCTATCACCTCTGCCAAGATTCTTGACGGCACTATTGCTACTGGTGACCTTGCCGATAGTGCTGTTACTTCTGCGAAGATTGCTGACGGCACGATTGTTGCTGGGGACCTCGCTGATGGGGCAGTTACTTCGGCAAAGATTCTTGACGGCACGATAGTCAACGCCGACATCAACGCTTCAGCGGCTATCGCTCTGAGCAAACTTGCAACTGGCGCACTGCCCACGGACATTACCGTCGCTTCAGCGAACATTGTGAATGGCACGATTGTTGATGCCGACATTAGTGGGACCGCCGCTATTGCCTTAAGCAAACTGGCAACAGGCACACTGCCTTCTAGCATTACCGTCACAACAAGCAACATTGAAGTTGGCACGATAGTTAACTCTGATATTTCTACTGCCGCCTACATATCGCCAAACAAAATCGCCAGCCACGGCAACTATCGCACACGCACAACGGCACAAAGCATTAGCAATGGTTCATGGCAAAAAGTTGCTTTTGGTGTAGAAGTTGAAAAAGAAGGCACACAGGTTGATTACAACACAGGAACCGACAACCTGGTTCTTGACGGTTACGGAACATATGTCATTAGTGCTGGTTTAACATTCGCCGCAGACGGAACAGGGGTCCGTGGCATCAGGATTTATGACATTACAAACAGTGAAGTTTTGGCAGAAATGGTTATCGGCGCATACGGTATTTTTGACTGTTCCATAAATTGCAGCATCGCCTACACCAACAAGACATCATCTCACCCGATTGCTGTTTACGCCTACCAAAACTCTGGTGGAGCGCTGAACGTTAAGGGGGAGCGTGGAACATTTGTAGCCGCCGTCAAAGTCGCTGGGGCAATCGCATGACAAGTAAAGCAATCGTCGTCAAGTTCCTAGCGAACCTCACCACCGTAGCATTAGGTGTAATCAGCACAGCGTTCATCTTTGACGTCGCCACCTGGATAACAGCAGGAACAACCCTCGTTATGTACCTCATCACCGTAGTAAACAAACTTGCTAACTCAGCAATGGATGGTCGCCTCACCGCAGACGAAGTAGCCGAAGCGGTGGAAGGCGGCTGATGTGGGTATCGTCGCACCAGGTCACCCGTACAAACGGCTCGTCGTCCCTCAACGGCTAGAGCAGTACGGCAACGGCAAACTGCCTGCCCATAAACTAGCCAAACTTTCTTGCGGTGGCACAGGCTGGTTTGATATTGAATGGTACGGCGGGTTCGTGTTCGCCTGCAACTTGATGTATGACCACGCTAAACGTGACGGTGTTGAACTGAAAGCGGTGAGTGGTGGCTACCGTTCGTTTGAATCACAGGAAGCCTTGTTTTATTCCCGTTACTCGTTGACACCTACGGGGCGTGTACCGCAGATTACTCGTCAGTATAATGGGCGCACCTACTTCCTCAATAAGGGAGCCAGCCCAAGTGCCAGCCCTGGCACGAGTCCACATGGCGTCGGTTGTGCCCAAGATTTTTTGATTACAGGCAACGTGTATGACTGGTTGTGTCGTAACGCTCCGACGTATGGAATCTTTTTGCAGGGTCCACCTAAGTATCTTTGGAAACCAAACCCAGAGTATGAGGCATGGCATTGGCAGTTGTCTGACGCTAATAACCCGACGAAGAAAGTTAAGCAGGAGTGGGTAAAGTTTAAGGAAGCGTTGGGTATCAAGTGATGAAAGCGGTACTCATTTCTTTGGTTGCTGTTTGTTCTTTTATTTCTTTGTCGTTGGCTTTGACGGGTGATGACGAGTGATTACGGAAGGTATCGCTGTTGCGTTCATCGGTGTTATCGGTGCGGTGATGGTGGCTTTGATTCAACGTCACCGTGTTGAGTCGGCGGAAAGCAATGAGGTTATGGCGGACTCGTTGAACCGTATTGAGAACAAGTTGGATGGTCATATTGACGACCACCTCAAAGGTGATGTCTAACAGTATCACGGAGTAGCGCCTGACGTAAGACAGTGGTATCGTCATTGTCCCTATGAACGAGCAGGCAATAGAAATACTAAAGAAATACCTCCGTCGTGTTGTTGTTATGGGCGAAGCCGAACAACGAGAGTTCTTTTGGGCGTTAGAACAACTGGAGAAATCCTGCAAACCTTGTCGTCATAAGGCAGCCTGAAGTAAGATTCAGTCATGTATGTAGACGGTAACTGGCTCGTATGCCCCAACTGTGAAACAGCGTGGAAGCAGAATCAAGGTAAGAATTGTTGGGAGTGTGGCGAACCTGGCGTCTCTATGCTGGTGGAAGACCTGAATGATGGAACCGACACTCCCTGCTGACTACAACTATCGCAAGTCTGCACCGTATCCAATAGCGATGGTCGTGTGGGCTGACGCTCACGCAGGCGAGGGAGGCTGGCAGGAACTCAGCGCCTTTGAGGATGACGGTGAATGTCTTGTTACTACCGTAGGGTTCATTGTGCCTGCAGGCGAAGGCGGCAAAGAGGGTCATACAACTATTTGGCAGACGATTAACGACGGTGAGGGAATCAACCCGTTCCATATCCCGCAAGGGATGGTTAGGTCGCTGAAGATTATTTCCGAATAGAGTTGCTTTGCTGTAACTTGTGCATTACAGTATTTCATATCACTACAACGAAGGGAACCAGATGACTCTTAATCGTTATCGCATACCAAAGCAAGAACACGGTTCGCAAGAATGGTTGAATGACCGTTTCCGTGACAAGGAAAACAACAAGCGTGTGTCTGCGTCAGCGGTCGCCGCTATCTACGGGCTACACCCGTTCGTACCAATGGAGAAGTATGCAGCCGAACTACTGGGCGACATACCTCCGAAGCCGATACCACCAAACCCCGCTATGGAACGAGGCAACCGTCTTGAACCGTTCGTGTTGGAATGGGCTTGCGACAAGTTAGGTATCAAATACATCACACCCGAAGAAATGTTCGCTTGTGACACGAAAGGTGGGGCACGAATGATTGCCACCCTTGACGGTCTCTACGAAGAAGGCGACACCCGCAAGGTGTTAGAAATCAAAACCTCCACCCGTGAATGGACAGGCGTACTACCCGACTATTGGAAACTGCAAGGTATCCAGCAGGCTATCTGTGCCGACGTACACGAAATCACTTGGGCAATCTTTGACCCCAAAATGATTCTCCATCTCCACGTTCAAGAAGTAACAAGCGACGAAGTGGTGGAACATATCTCCGCAGTTGAAAAATGGTTGAACGCTATTGACATTGGCATCACCCCGTCAGGTGTCCGCTGGTCATACGAGACAATCACAACCCGCTACCAGAAACCGACAGAGGAATCCGTTGAACTTGAACGCTCAGCAAGCGAACTTATCGCACAGTTGAAGCACATAAAGTCCGAACTGAAATCGTATAAAGATTTGGAAGACAAACTGAAAGCAGAACTGTGTGACTTGATTGGCAACGCTGAGGTTGCTACCATCAACGGTGTCACGGTTGCTACTTGGAAGGGGCAAACCCGACACTCGTTTGATTCCAAAACATTCCAAGCGGAATGTCCAGACATCGCCTCTAAATATATGAGGCAATCAGTAACAAGAACACTTCTATTGAAGGGAGAAAAGTAATGGCATATTTTGACATCAACTCTTACGAGACGGTTGAGGAAAGACTGACCCGTTTCTGGGAAGCAAACCCGACTGGTCGTATCTATACCGAGATGGTTCACTACGACGCCGACAAGGTGGTATTCAAGGCAAGCATTTGGCGTGAAGCCAACGACTTCAACCCTGTGGCTACTGGTTTCGCAGAAGAAATCAAATCCTCTAAGGGCGTGAACGCTACCTCGTTTGTGGAGAACGCAGAGACCTCCGCTATCGCCT